TAAATGGAGGTAATGGCCCCGATTGGGACATTCCCAATAACGACATTGATACAGTATCCCATGCTGTCCTTGAACGCGTATTTTTCGTCAAGGATGGACAGGGGGGATTCCAGCGCGCTCCAAAACCATGGAGCCATGATTCTATAGACGCGCAAGGTAATCCTGTAGCTCAGGCCAAGAGTTACGTACAGGACAAGTTTTCACATTTCAACCGAGAGATGGAGAGATGTTCAAAGATTAACGGATTAGTCAGCCCGTACACGAACCAAGAGTTCTTAGAGTGTTACGGTGGGGCGAAACGTAAAATTTACGAACAATCGGTTGAAAGTTTGGAGTTTAACCTGCTTCAAACACGTGATAAACGCGTGAAAGTATTTCCAAAGGATGATTACTTAAAGCCAGATGGGGCACCTCGGGCTATACAACCACGAAGTCCACGTTTCAATGTCTGTTTGGGTAGGTATCTAAAACCACTTGAACATCAAATTTTTGAGGCAATCAACGAGATATTTGACGGAACAGGAGAACATAAGACAGTAGCTAAGGGAATGAACATGACTGAGCGAGGTAACGAAATTAAGGGGATGTGGGATAGATACGTGGATCCAGTTGCAGTAGGACTGGATGCATCACGTTTCGACCAGCACATTAATACATTGTTGTTAAAACATGAACACAATATATATAGAATGTGGTCAACAGGCAAGGAGGATGGCCTTCCCAACTTAAATACTTTACTCTCAGCCCAGCTCAACAACAAAGGTGTGTACGTGGGTATTGATGGCATATTACGGTATAAGGTAAATGGATGCCGAATGTCAGGCGATATGAACACTAGTTTAGGAAATGTTATCATCATGTGTAGTCTGATGTATTCATATTTTGAGGATAGGAATATGTTGGGCAAAGTTTCCCTCCTAAATGATGGCGACGACTGTGTCATTATTATGGAGAAAAGGCGCTTGAAAGCGTTCACCAGCGGATTGAAGGATTGGTTTTTGCGAATGGGTATTACTATGGAATTCGACGGAGTGTATCAAACACTAGAGGAGGTTGAATTCTGTCAGGCTCGTCCGGTATTTAATGAGG